TTCCCGAGCCCTTGGAACTTGCTCCACTTTTCCGGCGGCGTGCCTTGCGTGACCTCGAACTCGATCATGCTGAGGCGACCCAGCTCGCGCCCGGTGTCGGGGTGCGTGTCGTAGCGGTGGTGCACGGTCTCGCGCACGCAGAACCGCACGGGCTTATTCATGGCGATGTCGGCAGCACCGGCTTCGGCACCAACGTCACCTTCGATGATCTTGCGCGGTCCCTTCGCGGGTGCTTCGTCGGTCTCTTGGTCGTCGGTCATGGGGGTCTCCTGCGGGCGTTGTCCCGGGGTAGTGGGTGGACAGGGATCCTACCCGATGACCTCGCCAATTCCATCGGGTGAGGGGACGAGGTTGAAGTCTGCGAAGTCGTCGGCCCACTTCGTCGTCTTGAGCGCCGGGAGAGCCTTCGAGTACAGCACCCGGATCTCAGCGTCGGCGTGGACAGTACACCGCTGCGCGAACATCCGCCGCCACTGCGCCACGCTGGCGGAGAAGATCAGCTCGGTGTGCAGCGCGTTGCCGAGGTAGCCGCGAGCTGCGCCGCGTGCCTGCTTGCGCGCGTTGTGATTGTCGATGCCGCGCCCTTCGAGCCACTCGCGCAGATCAACCGCCACGATGCGATATGCCGCGCGGTCTGCTTCGACCGACGACTCCACCCCAGGGAAGGCCCGCAGCGACGACCCCGAGTCGCGCTTGAACTCAGCCTCCAGCGGGTGCATCACGTACGGACTCGCGGCCTCGTCCACGTAGCGCGTGCTGCGCTGCGAGATCGCGGTGCGCCACTTGTGACGGACCTGCTCGTGACTCATGCCCCGCGAACCACCGAGTAGGATCGACACCCACTTCTCCTCGGGGTGCTCCGGCTTCACCACCGTCACAGTAGTCGCGTGTCGCGCTTCCTCGGAACACTGAACGATCTGCGGCGCGAACGGGGAGACCGCGCCCCACAACGCGAGCCGCAGCACGGGGCCGATCTCGGTGTTGGGCGAGCCCTCGTCGGTGAAGGCGTCGAACTCCACGATCGAGCGCAGGTTCATCGTGACGCGCAGCGCGCCGTCGTCACCGAAGCGCGTCCACACGCCGGGGCGGTTTAGAAACATGAGCGCCGTGTCCGGAATGTTCTCTCCGAACCTCGGCACTCGAAGTGTCACGTTGGCGTGTTCCCACACGGAGCCGTGACCGACCTGCGCGATGTGATCGTGATAGTCGGCCGAGCTGCGGCCCTTGCCGAGCGAGTCGTAGCAGACTCGTCCTGCAAGCTCGACGAGCCGCTCCAGCGTCGTGCCTTGTAGCTGGTCGGTCTTCGGCTCTCCCATGCGGGCCGGGGCGTGGGTCTCATGGCCGTCGAAGACGACCTCTGCGTAGATGTTGTCGTCGTAGTTCATTCTTCGTACTCAGGTGGTTCTTGGCCGTCGCCAACGCTTTGTTCAAAAATCTCGTCCGCCGTCAGTGCGCGCACGATCCGATAGCGCCACTCGCGGCGGTCTCCGTCGCGCTCCTTGGTGAGCACGAACAACGCACGCAACGCACGCATCCTCCGCAACCCTTCCGACGCGGGCACACCGCCCGTCCCCGCAGCAAGGCAGATCTCAGCGCGCGAGTACCACTCGCAATCGCGCATGAGGTCGTACACACGCTCGACGGCCGCGTTCAACTCTCGCAGATCCGTCTCCCCCAGATCGAACTCCGCACCGATCGCACGCAGCGATCGGTGCTGCGCATCACGCGCGCGACGCTTGAGGGTCTTCTTCTTGTAGCTGCTCTTACGTCGTGCCGTCATGGTGCCAACCTTCCGATGGAAGGGGAGTGGCGTCGGTCAGCCGAAGCAATCTCGCTCGGGGTCGTCGTCGTCCTCAAGTCGCGGGCCGAACTCCAAGAACGCCTCGTGGACGCGGACCGCGAACTCGCCTTCGAGATCTTCTCCCAGCTCCTCCGCGATGTAGCCAACGACCTCTTCGTCCACGATGCCGATCGCCATCTTGGGATCTTCGCAACGCGCCACGAACGGACACGGACCCGAGAAGCTCGCGACCTGCGAGGTGTGCGCGACCTGCATGACGAAGGTGGTGTCACCGTGCTCGTCCATGTCCGGGTTCGGACGCATCCCGGCGAGCGTCAAGAGTCCAGCCATGCACCGCACCTCCTCCGAAGGGAGCGGCGTCGTGATCCACCTCCGAAGGTAGTCCATCACGGTCGCCCGGTTGAACGCAGCGACCTGTGATTGAGTGCCGGGCTCGGCCATGTGGTAGGTGAGCATGAAGCCCCCGTTGGGGATCAGCCGACCCTTCTTCACACGCGCCACCTTCGAGACGTTGAAGACCGCGCCTCGGTTGACCGTCGCGTCACCCCACTCGTACAGCACGCTCAACGGAGCGTCCTGCGATGCACTCGACAGTTCCGAGACCTCGCGCTGTCCGAGGAACAAGTGCACGGCCGTCGCCACCTCACCGCTAGTACGTGCAACCAACGGCGAGCCCGGCGGCACGACACACACAAAGCCGCTCTCAAGATGCTGAACGAGCATCGAGCTGAACGGCGGCGTAGTGGAGAGAATGCCTATGGGGTTCAAGTCTGCGCCTCTTGTGCGCGATCCGCTGGCCCGGTCGGCACCGGAGCGCCACTGGCTGCGGCAGCCAAGTCCTCGCGCGGGATCGGGTTGTCGGTCATTAGAACCATGTAGCGAAACGGGTCCGGCTGCATCTTCCTCGCGTACAGACAGTAGCCCGCAACCGTGAGCGACGCGAGCCCAAGCGCAACGCCCTGCCCGGGATGCTGGAGGAGGGCCATCCCGATGCCTCCGCCGACGCCCGCGAGGTAGACGAGCATCGGGCAGCGCCACGTCATCCACGCGAGCAGCCGCCCCCACGCGGGGAACGTGTCGGCCGCGCGGACCGGGTACTCGTCCGGCATGTCGTCGCCGTCGTACAGCTCGTCGAATCGGGGGTCAGTCTTCGCCATCGGGGTCCTCTTGTACGAGGCGGATACAGGTGGTGCCGCCGAAGTTGAGTAGATGAATCGCGCGGACCAGCTCCGTCTCGTGATCGCGCAACCAATCGACTCCGCAGGGATAACAGTAGACCGAGATCGCAGCCGAACGGCCACTCCCTGCCGTGAGCTTGAGCCGCCGCTCCTTGGGGAGCTTCCCGCATCCCGTGCAGGCTTTCTTGTGCCGTGCAGATACGGCCTCCACCTCGATCCGCAGTGGACCGTGGAAGAGGCCGTAGTGCTTCGGCTGAATCCTCTTGTTGCGAGGCTTCACCTCGTCTCGCGGATGATGGGCTTGTACTTGTCGTCCTTCGGAGCCGTGTTCGCCAGCACGCCCTCGGCGAACTGATCCGCGTTGAAGTCATCGCCGCGCTCTCCCGCGAGCGCCTTCGCCTGCTTGATCGCTTCGTCCTTCCATGCAGGCGTGCGCTTGCCCTTCTGTAGATCGAAGTCCACACGCAGCTCGCCTTCCTCGAACTCGCCGTTCTTGCGCATTCGCAGGGCATTGGCGTCGAAGATCTTTTCCATGTCGCCCATCGCGCCCTTGGCGAACGACGCGAAGCGTGCAACTTCGATGTGGGCCTGCGTCACGAGCCCACCGGACTCGTCGAGCGCCGCCATCTCGGTGCGGTAGGTATCGACCGCCGCCATGAGAGTCTCGGCCGCCGCTTGGATTGCCGAGGGGTCGAGCAGGCTCCCGTTGGGCTCCGCTCGGATCACTTCTGCCGCCGCTGCCCGGGGCTTCGTCGCCGCCTTGCGCGTGGTCTTCTTCGCCGTTTTCTTCTGCGCCATGTCGTGTCTCCGTTGTCTAGCCCGTGAGGGCGTCTGGGTCCGGTCTCGGTTGAAATCCGCCGCAGCACAACGCCGCGTCGGTGTAGGAAAGTCTGCCGGTAAATCCGGTCGATCCGCACCCGTCAGTGCCCGCTACGTGGGTAGCGGCGAACTCGCTTCGTTCATGGTCCCGTGGTTCTTGGGGCCATCCAGGCTTACGGGTGTTATCGGCCGATGGTCAGCCTTCGCTTGAGGGAATATCAAGCCCTCCGACGCCTGTGCGAACATGCTCCGCCAGGATCTCCACCAGCCCCGACAGCGCATCCTCCACCGTGGGAGCACCCACCATCTTCGCAAGCGGATGCTCGTCGTCGCCGCCCAGCGCCTCCGCGATCCACTCCTGGTCCTCGTAGTAGAGCTGGATGGAGTAGTCGTGGGTGCTGTCCTTCGGATCGTACGTTTCGCCAGCCATGCTCATTTTCCTTTGTAGTTAGGGGTTCTCGCGCTTGTCCGTGGCCTCGCCTTCCGTGACGTGCCCGGACGGGTCTTTGGGTGCAACACCCCCGCTCGTGAGGCCGCTGAGGCTCGAATCCTCGACCAGCGCGCCGGGCTTGTTGACCTTGCCTTCCGTGACCTCGGCCTTCGCCGTCACGTCGCCGCCGATCACGTTTTTCTTCTCGCCGTCGCTCATCACGTACTCCGTGGCTGTCAGGTGAATGGTAGTCAGGACATCCTGGCCCAAAAGGATATCCTACCAGCGGGAGAGATGGGAGATCGAGGCGAAGAATCCTCGACCTCCCGTAGTCCACCCAGGACTACCACCGGCCGCCGAAGCAGCGGCGCGGCCGTAGAAGGGCCAGGGGTCCACCCCCAAGACTACCGCGTTCGGCGACGCGGGGACTTGTGACGCTTCTTGATCTCCAAGAGTTTCTTGAGGTGCTGTTCCCGGGTGGGACCATCCGCCAGCACCCGCAGCGCCTCATCGGATCCGACGTTGCGCACGAGCAGCCGATCGCGGCAGTTCGTAAGGCAGACGGTGAGCCCGCTGCGCGGCGTCGTCGGGAGCTGCTTCTTGTGGTACGGGTTGTTGTCCTTGAGGTACTGGCAGGACTCGCAGACTCGCTTGTCCTTCTTGCCGGTCCATCGAAACACCGAGGTCGCGGGCATCCCCATGACGCGCGCCGAGTCGTAAAAGCTCTCCAGCGCGTCGATGTACATGCCGGTCCGTCGGTCAAGCGGCATCTTGTAGCTCTGATCCGTGACGGCCCTCACGAACTTGTTGAGGAAGCGCATCTCGTGAGCGACCGCGCTCTTGAGCCACTTCTCATCATCGGCCGAGAACTCGATCGGCTCGTGCGGGTTGCGGCCACGAATACCGGCCGACCGAACACCCGCGATGAACACCTCGCGCCACGCGCGCTTCATCACCTTCGCCAAGTCCGTTTGGAAGTCCGTGTTCCACGACTCACCGCGATCGTGCGCCATGACGAGCGGCAGCATCTCCGCGAGTGCACGCCGCTTGACGCGCTTGAGCGCACGCTTGCCAACCGTCACGCCCTTCTTGCGCGCGTTCGCGTACTCCTCCGGTCGGAGGAACGCATCCATCGTGCGATCTTTGTCAAGGAAGACGAGATCGACTTCCTTCGCGGCACCGATGTACTTGCCCTCGTCCAACGGCCAGCCGTGCTCTTCGGCAATCGTGAACGACGGCGCGAAGATGAACAGGTCGTCGTACTGGACGAGGTTGAGAACGTCGGTCATTCCGCCCCGTCGAGCTGCCGGTCGATCGCCTCGCGAATCTTCGCCGTCGTGGTATGCACGAGCGTCCGGCCGTTGGGGCTCGGGCGGCTCTTGCGGTAGAGGATGAGGCTCTTCTTCCCTTTCCGCGAGATCGGAGCCATGAGCTTCACCTGTGCGCGGAAGCCGGGTGAGAAGGCGAACTGCGGAATGCAGTAGGGCATCCCCTGGTTGTAGCGGGCCGCGCGACCCTTCCGCTCCTCCAGCCACGGCACGATCTTGCCGATGCTTGGGATCGGAACCGGCTTGCCGACGCACACCTCGTTCGCCACCTCCTCGAACCAGTACGTGAGAGCGACGAGGAACCGCTCGCTCGTGAGGTGAGCGTGACCGGCCGCGTTCTCGACCGTCCGAATGAAGGTGTCGCGCTCTTCGCCTTTGCGCATGAAGGGTATGCTTGTTTTCATCTGCGTCCGGGAAGGATGCCGGTGGTACGGGCCTCGTAGGGCTTGCCACTGTCGAGCGCCGCGCCCGCAAGCTGTGCACCCTCGCTCACCTGCGCCACCTTGCCTGCCCGCTCCTTGTTGAGTTGCTTGTACTCGTCGAGGATCTTCTGCGCGCGGTTGCGTGCTTCGATCAGCGCCTCGGCAATCTGTTCGTCGGTCGGCTCAGTCTGGTCCTCGTTGATTTCGATCGTGATCGTGAGGGCCTCCTGCGCCGCGTTGCGCATGACCTTCACGTCCTCCCACAGCCCGGCGACTTCCGGGTCTTCATCGAAGGTGTCCTCGAACAGACTATCGCTGCCCACCACCTCGACGGGCACGAGCGACGGGTCGATCTGCTGTTGAGCGCGCTCCGCCGCTTCGTCTTCCGCGAGGTCGGCGAAGTTTCGTACGTGCCCCTGCAAGCTCGGCGACGCTTCCAAGCACTTCGTCACCCACGACAGTTGCTCTTCGTCTGTGAGCGGCGTCTTGTACAGCTCGGCCGACTCGCGCGCTTCGTCGAGCACCTGCGCGCGACGCTCCGGCGTCATGGCCGCGAGCCCCGCCTTGGTCTTGTCGTCCTTCGCCTCGATCGGAGTCACGGAGGTCTGCTGCACAAGACGCAGCACCATCTCCTCGGGGAGCTTGGCGAAGTTGATGAGGATGTAGATGGCCCACATGCGCGCGTCCATCTGCAAGTCGTTCTTGAGACCGCTCATCGTCTGCACAATCTCGTAGCGCATCCGCACCAGCTCCAGCCGCTCGAACTCGTCGAGGTAGGAGATGGGCGACATCATCACGAGGTACTCGTTCTCGCGCTTCGTCGGATCGTAGCGGTCCTTGTTCTCCGGCGAGGCCAGCAACGTGAAGTGCACGTCGAGCAGTTGACGGATGCCGTACACGACCGCACGCTGCACGCGCTTCGCGCCGCGAGCGAACCGAATGTCCTGCTGTTGCAGCGTCGCCTTCGCGTCGATCTCACCCTCGAACCCGAAGTACGCCTTCGGCACCGAGGCCGCTCCGAAGAACGCATCGCGGAAGTGTTCGAGGTCGTAGATCTCGCCGACGTTGCCGCCGCCTTGCAGCGTCTCGATGCGCGTGTTCGAGTCGGCGCGCACCGGGTAGAAGATGTCCTCCAACGGCGTCAGCGGGTTCCACTGCTTCTTGTAGGTGCCGCTCGCGGGATCGACCAGCTCGGTCTTGCGCAGACGCTTGCGCCACTGGTTGACGTAGCGCATCGCCTCGTGGTCTTCGAGGCTCCCCACGTCCACGAGGATCACGTTGCGATCCGGGATGCGTCGCAGCCGGTACATGAGGAGCGAATCCTCGATGAGCGTCATGGTCCGCCACTCACGGAAGAACTGCTCACACAGCCCGGTGCCGTAGCCGTCCTCCTCGTTCTTGCCAAGCAGACGGAAGTGGCTGTAGTCCCACGGGAAGCTGGTGTCAGATCCGTCCGGGTGCAGAGCCTTGCGGAACTTCGCGCCCTGCTCCTTGAAGCCAACGAGACGACCGTACTTGTCCTCCACCCGCGTCATGTTGTGCTGACTCGCGTAGCGCCATCCCAGCACCCCCTTCTCGGAGGCGTAGAGGAGTCGCTGGAAGGAGTCGCCGTACTTGCACATGCGGCGCGTGACGGCGAAGAGCGTGTCCTCGATCTTGCAGTTTTGCAGGCAGGCGTTCCCGGCCTCGATCATGTGCCGTGCCTTCGACTCGATCCAGACGCGCACGCCACGGTCGTAGTCGGGCTGCGTGGACTCTTCGGAGTAGACGGACAGCACGGCCGCCACCAGACCGAAGGCATCCATCTCGTCGAAGATGTCGTAGCGGCGTCGGCGATCCGAGGCGAGGCTGGAGAGACGGTCAAGCTCCCGGAACGACGCGAACTCGTCGCCGCGCTCGTCGTGTCCGAAGTCGTAGCTGACCGGCCGCGTCTGACGCCCGAACAGGCCGTAGAGCTTCCAGAAAGCGGGGACGCGGTGAGGCTGGGTAGGCCGCTGCGTCATCCGGGAGGTCTCTCCCGGATGCGTGCGTACGTTTCTGGTTTGGTTTTCGGGCACTTGATTCTCCGTTCAGGCGGTGGCGCGCAGTCTACACGTTGGACCGTAGGTCATCCCAGGTCTTCCTAGCTGCCCCGATGGGCTCCAGCCGCTCATCCTGCGGCGTCGGATCGTTGGCGGCACGCACCGCTTGGCCCACGCGGGCACGCGGAGTGATCTCCAGATCAGCGACGGATTCGTGCATCGCACGCTCGTCATTCAGGCAGAGCCACACCACGCCCGCCACGGCGTCGCTCACGTCCTTCGAGCCCTTGCCGCCCTTCGCCGCCTTCTTCGGGTGATCCACTTTGTTCCGACCGTTCGGCTTGGTCAACCTCTCCAGATCCAGCACCTCGTCGATGTACGGGCCGTACTCGTACATCGAGATCCGCCGGTCGAAGTGCGCGGAGCGGAGCGACAGGTAGGCGTCCTCCTTGCGGTCAACCGATTGGTGCCCCGCTTCGAGGTGCGCTTTCTTGAGGATCTGGATCGAGTCGCTCGACTGAAACTGGTCGAACGTGATGCGTGCGATCGGGTAGAGGCGCTTGAGGAACAGGATGAACGCGCGGAGCTTCGAGAGGTCCACCTCACCCCCGGCGGGCGCACGGACACGAAGCATCATGTCCATGAGGATGTAGGGGTTCTGCACCGTCGAGAGCAGACCCTCGGCGTTGGTCCGCTCCGTCTTCACCGTCCCGGCGACGTGGCCCATCGCGAAGCCGAGTGCGTCTCCCGTGAGGCCGATGTCAACGTGGATGAAGCGCGGACACCTCGGGTTCAGCCTCGGGACGTGCTTCGAGCCAACGATGCGTGCGACCTTGCGCACATCGAGGTGCTCCTCAATCAGCACGTCGTCCGCGATGTCACAGATCACCTCGACCCGCGTGAACGGGTGCTGCATCTTCGCCTGTACGGCGTCGTACACGGAAGCTCGGTCGCGAATCAGCGGCGAGACGTTGAACGTCGCGACGCCCGCCATATCGCGCAGAGCTTGGTCGGTGTCTTCGTCGAACGACTTGCGCAGCTCCAATGGGATCTCGATGATCCGCGCGCCCTTACGAACCTTCTCGCCCTTATCCAGAATCCGCGACGCAGCGTGCCGATCGCCAACCTCAACGCGGAAGCCCGGGAACGTGTAGCGGCTCGTCGGCTTGCACGCCCACAACGGGTAGTCGGAGACGTACGTGTGCTGTGAGTGGTCGCCGCTCTGCACGGTCCGCAGGTGTTCTTCGAGGAACGAGGTCTGCGAGTTGCGCGAGCTGACGAGGAACAACATTCCGGGCAGCACACCGCCCGGACGGCCGAAGCGCGATTGCAGTCGCGTGTAGGTGGCGTGATAGAGGTCGTAGGCTTGGCCGACCGTCTTGCCCGTGTCCTTGTCCTGCTTCTCGTCCATGAAGTTCGCCTCGTCCATGAGGAAGGCGAACAGGTCGAGACCTAGTGCGTGGCCGGAGCGCGAGCCTTGACTCACCTGGATCTTCTTGCGAGCAAGGGGCTCGAAGTCGATGCGACTCTCCTTCTTGGGGTCGCGCGGGAAGTGCTCAGTGAAGTACGTGCTGTTGTCGATGTAACCGCGCAGCTTGTAGAAGCCCGCGTCCGCCGCCTGCGTCAACGTCTTCGAGTAGATGCCGAACACGATCTTCTCGTCCGGCAGGAGCCCGTAGTACCTGGAGGGATCACGCAGGCACGACAGCACACAGAGCTTGTAGCCGAGCGCCACGTCAGCAATGGTCGTCTTACCGATGCCGATCGCGCCGGTCAGGATCCACTCGAAGATGGGCGAGCCGGGCTTGAAGACCTCGAACAGATCCTCCTTCCAGCGCGGGTGCAGGAACGACGCGGCGCGGCCGAAGTAGTAGTCGTTCTCGATGAACTCCTCGATCGACGGAGGTTGACGCACGTAGTCCACCTCCCAGAGCAAGCCGTGCAGCGTCGTGTCGGCCTGCCCGTCCACGATTGCTTCCGCCAACCATTCGACGACGAGCTTGCGCTCTTGCAGCGACAGCGCATCGAACACCGCACGATCACCGTACAGCGTCTCCTCCGCCACCTTCTCGAAGAGGCGGACGTGCTCGTCGCGCAGGGTCCGGGGCGATTGAATCGACCCCTTGCCCTCACGAATCACGCTAGGTCTTCGGGGTGCCACGGCTCGATTTTTTGCGAGCCGCCTTGCGGCCGGTGCTGGTTGTCTTCTTGGCCGCCTTCTTCTTGGTCTTCTTCTTGCCCTTGCCCCGCATCGTCTCTTGGAACTGCTCGCGGAACTCCTCGCGCGCTTCGGGCAAGCGCGGAGAGATCTTGAGGATGGCGGTGCGGATGCGCTCGCGCGACAGCACGCGCTCTTCCTCCGTCTGACCCAACATCGTGTAGTCCACGACGCGCGCCTGCTCAGATCGCTTGAACAGGATGTCGAGCTGGTTATCGGAGCCCGGGTCCGACGCGATGCGGAAATCATTGAGACCGATGCCCGCCAGCACCGTCTTCGCGGCATCGACCTGAACCTTCGTGGGCTCCGGCTGCTCGACCATGAAGTTGCCACGACTATCGCGCAGCACCGTGCCGGTCTTCTTGTCACGCTGGTACTGCGGTCCGCCGAGCGCCATCGTCAGCACAGCGGTCGCGGGGTCGATGAGTCGGTGCAGGCTCCGTCGAACGAAGAACTTGGCCCGCGCCTTGAGGGCATCGTGGTGGTCGAGTTCGCGCTTGAGCAGATCCAGCTCGGAACGAACCGCATCCCGCTCGAAGAACGCACGGACAGCATCGGGCGGAACCCCCGCCTCGATGAGCGCCGACGGCCCCTCAAAGAACGCGATCTTGACCAGTGTGGCTTCGTCTTCTGAGAGCACCGCGTTCAACGCTGACCCGGCCCCTTGAAGTCATTGCCTTCGCCCGGCGTTTCGTGCTCCATCCCGGGGATCAACGTCTGCCCCGCGAGGTCGTCCACGGGAGCTGCCAAGGGACGCAGCTCGTGACCCTCGGGCAGCGCGGCTTCCAGCTCGACAATCCGCTGGAGCAGGTCGGCCTTCTCTTGCGCGAACTCACCGATCACCTCGCGGCGACCTTCCTCCTTGGCGTTCTCCGCCCAGACACGCTGCATGGGGACCGGAATGGCCGGGTCTTCGTCGGTCGTCCGCGTCAGGCGCTCGACGAGGAGCGCGACGTTGGCGCAGATCTTCGGGTCCACCGCCATCGTGGGGAACTGGTTGCCGATGGCTTGTCGAGCCAGCACCCCCATATTCGCGGCGTCTTGGATGAGTTGTTTGTCGTTGGTCGGCATGGCGGTACTCCTAGATGGCAGGCTCCCACAGATTGTGGGAGGTTTGAAATCGGACAGCGTATTCAGTGCGGGCCGGGTGCATCTCGCCCGTCGTAGGACTCCGATACTCCCGGGGGTTCCGCTCGTAAGTGGTGAGAGTGCCGACGTTTCGGAAGATGATCGAGCCGCCCGGGGACGACAGCACCTCCCGCATCTGTCCGAGCAGGAAGTCCCAGATGGCTTCCGACTCCTCGTACGTCAGCTCGAACTCTTCCGCGATCGCCCGCGTGATGGGCGTCTTCGAGAGCTTGGGCGGGTCGTCGCCACCAAATCGTCGAGCAGGCACATCCCCAGCACCTCGCCGGTCGGGCGGTTGACGGTCAGGACGGGTCCCTTGGTTGGTTCGGGGTTCAGCCATTCGAGAGTTTTGATGCGCACCAGCGCATACGTTTTCCGTCGGTTGCGCGTGAAAAGCAAGAGCGGGTGGGCATTTTCCCAGGTAGCGGCTTGCGCGGCGCACTGATCCCACCACGCCCACATCGGGTACTTGGGCTGCTCGAACATCCTCTCCAGCTCCCGCCAGCCCTTATCGCCCTCGACCTTTTTGCACTCCACGGCGAACGGCCAGTCCTCCGACTGACGCGGGTTCACGTCGAGATCGCCCTTGCGAGCCCACCCCTCCATCGGCGCGACGACCGTGCTCTTCGGCCGCAGCGGTAGCGTCGTGTAGTGCGCGTCGAGCGGCGTATCGAACCACCAATGCGACAGCGCACGGCAGCACTCCAACATGAACTTCTGACCTTTGATCCTGCCCTCAGTCATAGCGGCTCCACCGTGAACCCGCGCCAGTCGGAGGACTGGCCGTTCGCCAAGCCGCTGCGAACCTCAATCCGCTCAGCAAGCGCGTCACAGTTACGCGCCGACTCACGGTGACGCGCTGCCTGCGCACGAAGACCGTCAGCATTCTGCTTCGCAGCAACCGCCTTCGTATCCGCCAGCCACTCGATACCGAATCGAGCAAGCGCGTACATTAGCTCTCGCCGCATCACCGGCCCGATTCCTGGGATTCCTTCAACCTCCACATGAGTCAGCTTCGTCAGTGCGTCGAAGGTTTGGGGGATGCCGAAGTGCCCCGCGATGATCCGCGCAGTTCGGATCGCACGCCTCGGATGCAACGCCATGAACTCCTCTACTTCCGTCACGGGCTCACCTCAAAGCGGGACATCGGGACGACCGCGCGCGGATCGAGCGTCAGGCACGCACACAGCTCCAGAATCTCAGCCACCCCGACCGCGAGGTTGTGCTTCTTTGCCCACAGCGCGATGACACCGTTCACCTGGAACGTGAAGCGGATCGGGTTCTTCGCTTCGCCCTCCGGGTCCAGCCGTTGCACGACCCTCTCGATGTCGATCTTCACGTCGGGACCCTGCGTCACGAACTCGTCGAACATCTCCGCGCCCAACAGCGTCTCGGCAACCGTCCGCGCGTACTCCTTCCAGCCGGGTCGCGTGAAGGTGAGCTTCGCCAGCGCCAGGATGAGCAACTGCCGGTCGGCCCCTTCGATCTCAATCGTGTGCTTCTTCTGATTGCTCAGGAGAAGAGCACAGTCAGCGGTCGCCTCTTCCAGAGTCATGCCCGGACCGTATGTGCCGCCACCTCGGTCTTGGCAGCGCGGTGAGCGGTCACACACGAACGCCCAGCTCCCGTTCGGGGATCCTCCGCGCGGCACCGACGGACGAGCAATCAGCGGCTCTCCGCACACTGGGCAGCTCGGCGCGCTCTGCATCATCGCGTCTCCAAGGTAGCGATGCCGCTCGTGTGATGAACGACTAGCAGACGATCGGCAGCGGCCTTGAGCGCGTCCGAGTGAGTCACGAGCGTCACCGGGCAGGTGGTAGAGATCTCGCGCAACAGCTCGATCACCGAGTCTTCGCCCGCGTCGTCGAGCCCGTCGAACAACTCATCCGCGAAGAGCTGGTCGAAGCCCTTGGCGAACCGGCGGCCCACGATCTCACGGAACGCCAGGAGGATCGCAAGGTCAAGCCGCTTGCGCTGCCCCTTCGACGCGCCCGCGTACGTGATGGTGCAGCCAGGGATCACGGCCTCGATGCCAAGCTCCTCACGCGCACCCCCGCCCTTGAGCTGCCGGGTGGCTGAGAGCCGGACCTGTGCGCCGTTGCCCAAGAGGCGCTGCGCGTAGTGAGTCGCGACCCGGTTGATCTCCGGGATCTCGTTCTCGATCAGGAAGCTCCGCAGGCCGCCGGGGCCGAAGCCCTCGACCCAGAACTCCAGCCGATCGGCGACCACCTGCACGGAGGCGTCCTCGCTGACGCTCTCCGCCAGCTCCTCCCGAAGCCGAGCGATCCGCTCCACCACGGCCTCTCGGCGGCCAGCGGCGCGCTCGCACTCCTGCTGAGCGACCGTCACGGCAGCGGCCCGGCCAGCCACCTCGCGCTTCCAAGCCCGCAGGTCGGAGTTCCACTCCTGCAACACCCCCTTGGCAGCGGCCAGCGCGGGTAGATCCGGCGGGATGGGCTCACGAAGAGCCCCCAACGCCTCTCCCAGCGTCGCCTCTGCCCGCTGGATCGCTGCCGCGTCATCCCGGGCGGCATCGCGCGTCTGTAACGCGGCGCGCTCTGAACGCAACTTGAGGGTCTTGGAGACCGGCTGCTCACAGGTAGGGCAGTTGCCCTTGAGCTTGCCCCATCGGGCGATCGCCTCCTGCGCCGCGTTGGCATCCGCCGTCCGGGCTCCACGCTCCTCAGCCTTGGCCCGCCGCTTCCCCTCCAGGTTCCGACGCTCTAGCCGATACGCCTGCTGCGCCTCCTCGTAGGCTTCGCGCGCACTGGAGGCCGCCAGCTCCTCGGACTCGACCCCCTCCTGCGCCTCCGCGACCGCCGCCTCGATCCGCTCCTGTTGGATGGCCGACAACTGGTGCAGCATCCGCGCCCTCTTCCACACGAAGTCCGCGTCGAACTCTTCGATGACGCTCAAGCCCGCCAGCGCCAGTTCTTGCTCCTCGATCCGGCTCGCTAGGGTGGCGCGTTTTCGCTCCCCAACCGCCAGCTCTTCCGACACCTCCACAAGACGCTTGCGTGAGCGCACCTGCGCGGCGGCGTACATCTCCATCCCGAGCAGCTTGTCGAGGACGGCCTTGCGCTCGGTGTCGGTCGCGGAGAAAAAGCTCTTCACGTCGTCGCGCGCCCCAAACGCGATCGAGTTGACGAACGCCCGGTAGTCCATGCCAAGCACGTCCTCAATCGCCGCGTTCGTCATCGAGTCACGGCCGCACGTAACGTCTTCACCGTCCACGATCAGCCGGGCCTTGTTGCCCTCCTGCGGATGGTTGCGGTATCGCTCGATGCGAATCGGCACAGGCCCACCAATGATGTGCTGGATCCCGTAGCTGCCGTCATGCGGTCGCGCCGGTCGGCCCTTCGTATCGGTAATCAGCTCCAGCTCGCCGCTGCCCTTCGGCCGGAACTGGAGGCGGATCATGTCGTCCTTGCCGTAGCGATCGCGCAGCGCCCGGTCGAAACAGATCCACGAAGGTCCGTCGAGCAGGTAGCTCTTCCCCGAGCCGTTCGACGTGCAGCCGGGTACGCCGTAGATCACACCTTCGATGCCGGTAAGCCCGGGCTGCGACAGGTCGTACTCGATGTGCTCGAACGGGCCGAGGTTGTGGAGGATCGTGGGACCGAACTTCACGGCGTCTCCGGTTGAGGACCCGCGACATCCCGAACGAACCGCTCCACCATGCGTCGCTCAAGCTCCGCGTAGTCGATCTCGATGAAGTCGGGCATGGGCTTCGGCACTTGCTGCGCGGTGATGATGACGCAGCCCTCCCGCCGAGAGAACTCGCGGAGCTGAGCCAACGCCGTCACGAACAGCTCGCGCTCTTCGTTCAAGATGCGACCCGTGATCGTGATGCGATCTACCACGAGTAACCCTCCAGCGGTGCGCCTTCGATACCGAACTCACCGGACTCCGTGATGCACGCCTTGTGATACGTGACGCCCGACGGACTGAGGAGCGCCAAGAAGACCGTGCCCTGCTCGCTCGCGAACGGGTGAGCCATCTGCAACTTGCCGCCTTCGTCCTCGATCCAGAACGCGGGCGGGTCGCCCTGTGGGCGCGTGACTTTGACGATGAAACTTTCCACGGGATAGACCGCGTTGACCAACCTCGCTTTCGGAGCCAGCACCATCACGCCTCCAAAAGTATTTCGAGACCCAACGACACCAAGTCTTCCGGGTCGTCGGCGTACGTGTGTGCAACGTACCTGCGCAACAGCTCGTCACTCGTCTGCGCGGTCGAGATCTCCAAGCGCGGCGGCTCTTCGTCCGCAAACACCACCGCCTCGACTTCGACCCAAGTGGTCTTCTGTCGCGCGTGTGCAGCGAGCGCCAGGGCGTCGTCCGGGTCATCCGGGCATACACGCACAAAGTCGCCTTCGCGAACGTGCTCGCGGATATAGCTCAAGTCGGTGACCTTATGGAAACGCGGAGAGATCTCGTTCTCGATGAACTCAATCTCGTTCGTGCCGGTGTCGAGGATGAAGAAGCCGCGCGCACCTGCGGCGTCGCCGAAGTGATGCTGCTGAGGCGCACCCGCGTACTGAATGTTCGGGTCGAAGTCCATCGGCTCATGGATGTCGCCGAGGAAGATGCGGTCCCAACGGTGCGGACGCAGATCCTTCTTAGCCTTGCCCACGTCGGCCGGTACTGCGCCTTCGATCATCACATGCGAGAGCAGGTAGCGCGCGTCATTGTCACGCGACACCGTGCCCACCGCCTTGCGGTACTCATCCGGGTCGTCCATCCACGGCACGTACGCAAACACACCCTCGGTTCCAGGCTCGTCCCACACGGTCGCGTTGCCGAGAAGAGCCTGGAGGGAGTTGATCGTCGCCTTGCGTCCGTAGATGTCGTGGTTGCCCGCGAGCGCCGAGACCCACAGCTTCGTAGCCGCGTACGCGAACGCGCGGCACGTCCGGTCGAGCACCGGGACCGGGATCGAGCGGCGCGGGTCGAAGATGTCGCCTAGCACGAGCAGCCCTTCGCAGTCACGCTCGACGGCGGTATCGGCGATCCACTCGAAGCACTCCACCTGTTGAGCGAGGCGACTCGTGATGCCTTCGGCCGTCAGGTGCGAGAGCTTCGACTGCTCCGCAAACTGTAGGTCTCCCGTGATGGCGACTTTCATAGGCTCAGTTCTCCTCGTTCACCGTGCCCACAACGGGCAGTTTGCTCAGTCGATCGAAGCACCTGTCGCCGCGCCGCACCCACTTGCCAGTGAGGGGCTGAGCCGCCTTCATGCCAGACGCCGAGATCAGCACCCACTGCGGCGTGTGCACGAGGCTCTTCATCTTCTTGCGGTCGGCGGACGACATGCCCGGCCAGTTCGAGAAGTCGAACTGTCGAACCTCCTGGTACGCGACGCTCACGTCCCACCCACGTATCACGCCCGGGCGGCCGTACTTGAACACCAGCCCTTTGAACTCAGGGCCGAGGTCAATGCGCGCGCCTTCGAGCGACGTGAGGTCTAGCTCGAAGACATTGCTGCGAACGTGCCGGTGGTGCCGAACAGCATTCCAGCCCGCGAATAGATCTTCGTCGCTTAGAGATCCAGACATACCTCGTAGCGCCTCCCGTCGCACTCGCCTTCCGACGGACCGATCCACGTCGCGGGCACGATGACCATCTTCCCGTCCGGGTACTCGTCTCGGTCGAACTTATACCGCTCCGACTTCAAGACGCGGAAGTGACGCCGACGCGAGTGCGGCGTCGGAGACTTGCGGTCGTGCGTCGGCTCCGGCATCCCGAGCTTCTCACGGATCTCGTGCGGTTGGAGCAGGATGTACTGGTCGCGCTCGTGGCTGCGCAGGAACTCCGGCCCCTTGCCCTTCTTCTTCCTCGGCCGCTCCGCGTGCCGCTTCACGACGAAGCGGTGCGGCGTGTTGAACCACATGACCTCTTCGAGCGCGGTCTTCGCGTTCAGGGCTGCGCCGTGCGTCATGCCCTGCCAGTCGTTCGCTGCGAGGCACATCGCCTTCCACTGCGACGGCGACAAGTACACCCGCGTCTTATCGGCGACGAGCGCGAAGCCTAACTCGGCCTCGTAGTTGATCGTGTCGTTCTCAATCCACGCGCGCTTGAAGCGCGACGTAGAGATCATGCAAGCGGTCGAAGGCAACGACGACTTCTGCGACTTGATCGCCTCCGCGTGCTTGTCTCCGTCGTATCCGTACTCCTCCGACGGCGTGCTCATAAGAAAGCACTCGACGAAGATGCGCTCACAGTTGAGCCCCACCTGTCCGGGGTTCGGGTCGATGATGAGCACGACGGAAGCGGTGTCCTCGATCGCGACGATCGGGAACGGCAAGAAGAAGTTGTCCACGACGAACTCCATCCCGCCGACCATCTCGTAGTCGGCCATCTTGTTCTCACCCGTGCCGCGACTGGTCTCGTGCCATCGCTGCGGGAAGTCAAAGAGCCGCGCTTGCTTGAGGTACTTCCTGAACTCGGCGCTCGGGAACTGACGCTCCACCACCGAGCAGAGTCGATCGAAGAACCTACCCACGCGACGCCTCCGGCAGTAGGAGACGCGGCGTGGCTTGTACGTAGCGAGGCATGATTGCGACAGCCTACCCTGAACTGGAGGGGTTTCCCCCCTTCACACGGGCCTTTTTGGCCGCAAGTTGAAACGGGCGCGTGTACTTCGTGTGCCCGCCGAGCAGGTTGTCGAGCCCTGCGTGCTTGCAGACCCGGCAGAAAGCCCTCCAATCCACCCCCGGAGGATCCTCGTCCAAGCGAGCGGTCAGGCGTTCCGTGGGGCCGAACGAGGTCCGCAGGTCGATGCCCTTGAGCACCTTCGCGATACGGCGGCGCTCCCGCAGGACGCTCGCCTCAGCCTTCGACCGCTTCGGCAGCCTGCCGAGGTACTCGCAGAGCGCGGCGAGCTGGTCGAGAGGCTCGCGGCAGATGCGAATGTCCCAATGTGCTGTCTCGAACAGCTCGCCGATCCGCTTCTTCCCCATCCCGTGCACGCCCTTGATCTTATCGGACGGGTCGCCGAGCAGCGCCTTGTAGAGCAAGAACGTGTCGGTCGAGCAGTTGGCCCGGGTGTGGAAGTTGGCGGCGTCCACCATCTCCTTGTCAGTCAGGTCCCAGACACGCGCGCCCCAACCGATCGTCTGCCACATGTCCTTGTCGGACGTGACGATGATGGGCCGCTCGCCGCGCGCCACGTAGATGCCCGCCAGGGCTCCCAGCACATCGTCGGCCTCGCGCTCCCGGTAGCAGAGACACGTCACGCCGAGGGTCTGGAGAGCTGCCTTGACGAGTGGGATCTGCTCGAACGCCTCGACCTTCTGCTCTTCGGTCTCGAACGGCCACGTCACCTCGTCGGTCTCCGGCTTCTCCTTGTAGCCCGGGATCAGCCGCAGGCGTCGCGGAGGAGGGGCGTGGTCGAAGCACGCGATGATCCGTCCGGCGTTCACGCCACGCGCACCCAGCACACCGCTCAACAGGTTGAGGGATCCGTGCACGCCGCCCGTGAAGGGCAGGTTGTTCGCGATCTCGTCGGATGCCGCTGCCATCACGCAGCGCACGATCACTGAGTTCGCGTCTATGAGAAGGGGATCAGCCATCACGAGGCTCGATCCTGGACACTGTGTCCAGAGCAGAAAGGTGGGGGGCCGATGCCCCCCGCCCCGCTAGACCGAGGGGTAGCTCCTACTCCTCTTCGGAGCCGCGCGCCTCGTGACGTGCGGCCTCGTTTGCGGCGATCTGGTTGAAGATCTCG